TGGAGAACCGGTGGGTAAGGCTCGATTTCGGAATAAAAAATAAAAAAATCACGTGAAGGGGGGGTGGTAGTATGGTGGTTTCAGTTGTTTCAATCAAGCGAGAGTTGATGTCTAAGATCGACCGGACCTCGAAAGTACAGACTGAAAAGGTTGAGCGTTACTGCTCATTAGTAACAATGTATCGACGGCTTCAGAAAAAAGTCGGTAGTGATGTGCTGATCACGGTTGTTAATGGGAGCCAAGAGTTTACTAAAGCAAATCCAGGACTGGCAGAAATGACAAAGATCAACACGCAGCTGATCAACCTATCCAAAGATCTTGGCTTATCAGCTCCGCCTCCTGGAGCGTCAGTAATAGTTAATACTAAAACATACGAAGCTAGTGATCTTATATGACACTCAAGCAAGAATATGTTGATCGTTATCTGCAGCTTTATCATTCTAAGCAAATCGTACTGAATAAAGATCGCAAAAAGTTAATAAGTCTGGTCGAAGATGTGATTATGAAAGATGATTCGCTTTACTTTGATGATCGGCAAATTAAGCAGTGCGTAAAATTCATTGAGAAGTGGTATTTTCCAACAAAACCATTTCAACGATTTATCATTGCTTTTTTCTTTTTAAAGCACAAAGAAACTGAGCTACTTTACTACAATGCTTATCTGTTATTGATCGGTCGTGGTGGTGGAAAGAATGGTTTGATTTCAGGTATGGCAAACTACTTTATCTCTGAATTGCATGGGATCCCTGGCTATAATGTTTCAGTTGTGGCCAATTCAGAAGAGCAAGCAATGACCTCTATTACTGAAGTTTATAACACTGTTAGTTCTGAAAAAACGCTTCAAAAAGCTTTTAAAGCTGGGGTTTCTCAAATCAAGTCTAAACAGACAAATTCAATTTTTAAGTTCCGAACTTCTAACGGAAATACTAAAGATGGTTTGCGTGACGGGTGTGTTATTTTCGATGAAATACATCAATACGCGGACAACTCTAATGTTAAAGTTCATATTTCTGGACTTGGAAAAGTTAGAGATCCGCGTGAAATATATATTGGATCGGATGGTTATATCCGCGATGGTTTCTTGGACAAGAAGTTAGAAATGGCTCGCAAGGTTTTAGACCGCAAAGCTCCTGCAGATTTGATTTTTCCATTTATTTGCAAGCTAGATAAGCGTGAAGAAGTTGATGATCAGAAGAAGTGGGAGAAAGCTAATCCAATGTTATCTAAGCCGGTTAAGGGTTATGCTCTAACTTTATTATCTGAAGTGCAGCGCGAATACAATGGTTTAGTTTTTGAGCCTTCTGGAACAGAGGAGTTTATGACCAAGCGAATGGACATGCCTAGTTCTGGAGAAGAGAACGCTGTTGCTCCGTATGAAGAAATCAAGAAAACCGCAGTCCCAATTGATTATGAGATGATCAAAGGACGTGAATGTATTGGTGCAGTTGATTTTGCCAGCATTCGTGACTTTACTGGCTGTATTTTAACATTTAGACACGACGGAAAATACATTAGTATTAAACATTCTTTTGCTCGTAAAGCTTTTGTCGATAAATATTATGGCTATTCTCGCACAGATGATAAGTTCAAAAAAATTGCACCACCAATTGCAAAGTGGGAAGAAGAAGGATTATTAACTATTGTAGATGAACCAACGATTGATCCACAGATGATAGTTGATTGGTTTTCAGAACAGTCCAAGCTATACAACATAAAAGAAGTTGTGATCGATAACTTCCGTGCTGATCTGTTACGAAGATTTTTTGAAGATGCTGGTTTTGAAGTTGAGGTTATTCGTAATCCGACTGCAATTAGTGCGTTACTTGCTCCAAGAGTTGAAGATGGTTTTGCTAATCATAAATTCATTTGGGGTGATGATTCACTAATGCGTTGGTACACCAATAACGTTTATGTCACGATCGACAAAAAGGGTAATAAGAACTTCAGTAAGAAAGATGAAAGGCGCCGTAAGACCGATGGTTTTATGGCTTTTGTTTATTCGTTGTATCGGGCAGATGATCTTGATGATTATGATGTTGGTTCAGCAATAGATACTATTGCTAATCTTGATTTTTAGCCTGAAAGGGGGTGTTAATGTGTGATTTCATGGAAAGATATATTCAGTAAGCGACATGACATGTCCTATATATTTGATGGTGAGTATTGGAGTGATGACGCATCTGACCGGGCATATTTAAAACGTTATGCGTTGGATATGTGTGTGAGTTTTATAGCTCGTCAAATTGCACAAGCTAAGTTTCTGCATACTAAAAATGGCAAGCATTTGAAAGATATGAATTATTATCGTTTGAATGTTCGTCCAAATAGTAGTGAGAATGCAGCTGAATTTTGGGAGCATGTTTTGCATAAGCTGATTTACGAAGCAGAAGTGTTGATTGTGGTAACTGACACTAATGAATTAGTCGTTGCCGATAGCTTCACCAAAGAATCAAAAGCACTATATCCGGACACGTACAAAGGCGTGGTTGTCCAAAATTACATGTATGAGCGTTCTTTTAACAGTGATAATGTTATTCATCTAAGCTATCAAAATAAACGCTTAGATGCATACACGACAGCGTTGTTTGCTGATTATGGTGAAATGCTTGGACGAATGATTGAGATCCAATTACGTAACAACCAGATCCGCGGTGTAACGAAAATGGACATGACTCAAGGGACTCAAGCCGATAAGCAGAGCAATCTACAGACATTTATGGATAAAGTATTCAATGCTTTTAGTAAAAAATCAGTTGCTATTGTCCCGACGGTTAAGGGTATGGAGTACGAAGAACTGAATAACAACACAGCTAATGCACAACAATCTTTTGATCAGATCTCTAAATTGAAGAATGATGCGGTGGCCACAGTTGCTAATATGCTTGGCATTCCGGAAAAGCTCTTGATCGATCAACCAGCCGATACAGACAAATTAAATAAACAATTTCGAGAGTCAACTCTAGCGTTTTTTTATCGGTTAATTGAATCAGAACTGAATGCTAAGTTGATAAATCGTACCAATTTGTTAAACGGCGAAGAGATCGTGATTATTGGTAAAGATGATCGGAGTATTTTTGACTTGGCAGAACCAATTGATAAATTGACTGCTGCAGGTGCTTTGTCACCTAATGAGATTCGCGAGTTGTTCCATTTTGAACCAAGTGATGACCCAGAAATGGACAAGCATTACATTACCAAGAACTACGCTAAACAAACGAAAGGAGGTGATAATAGTGACGAAGATTGATATTAAAGGCTCAATTGTGGCTGATTCAGACAAATGGTTCTATGATATGTTTGGTGAATCAGCGACAGCGCCTAAAGATGTTAACGAAGCAATTGCCAATGATACGGATGGGAGACTTGAACTCGAAGTTAACAGTCCTGGTGGGTTAGTTAATTCAGGCAATGAAATCTACACCGCTTTGAAGAACTATGATGGCAAGGTTATCGTGAATGTTGTCGGTGAAGCTTGTTCTGCTGCTTCGTTAATCGCTATGGCTGGAGATACCGTACGAATGTCACCTGTGGCCATGATGATGATCCATAACATCAAAAATGGTTTGATGGGCGATAAGAATGATATGCAGGACAATGCGGAGTTGCTCAAGAAGTATGACGCTATTATTGCGAGTGCTTATTGCGCTAAGACTGGGCTTGCTGAAGATGTTATTTTGGATAAAATGAATAAAACGACCTGGCTTAATGCTGATGAAGCAGTTGAGCAGGGATTTGCCGATGAAATCATGGAATTCGAACAAAAAGAAGAGCCAATGCAGTTGGTCGCAGCCAATACTAAACTATATCCACCTCAAATGATTGATAAGTTTAAGAATTTAATGGCTGAGAATAAACAGTTAAAAGAGTCTAAATTTACGGCAAATATAGACGTTGATATGGATCAGTTATCTGATTACATTGTTTCAAAATTAAAAAACGATAAACAACCACAGGAACCCGGGGCCACTGGCTTTGAAAGGTTCCTTTTTTAATACAAGAAAGAAGGAAAAATTTATGGCAATTGATTTAAATGGTATGACCAATTTTAAAAATGCACGGACGGCCTTTGCTAATTCAGTTACTGAAGGAAAAAATAAAGACGAACAAAATCAGGCTTTTTCTGCAATGATGGACGCTTTGTCAAACGATACTGTTGATTATATTGATAAGACAGTTAATGGCAAGATCGAGCCGGTTTTAAATGCACGTGTTAAGGATCCAGATATTACTAGCGAAGAAGTTGACTTCTTCAATGCTTTAACTTCTGACGATACTTCACACAAAGAAAGTAAAGAAGTTGTCTTGCCAGAAACTACTGTGGATAAAATCTTTGAAGACCTGGCTAAAGATCATCCGTTTATGCAGATCATTGGTTTGCAAAACACTGGTTTACGCCTGAAGTTTTTGAAGTCAGAAGCAACCGGCGCAGCAGTTTGGGGCAAACTCTATGATGGAATCAGTGGACAATTGAAAGCAACCTTCAGTGACGAAGATGCTAATCAGTCTAAACTGACGGCATTTGTGGCAATTCCAAATGATGTAAAAGACTTCGGTGCGGCTTGGATCAAGACCTATGTCATGACTCAGATCGAAGAAGCTTTTGCTGCAGCTGCAGAAGCAGCCTTTATTGCTGGTGATGGCAAGGATAAACCAATTGGTTTGACTAAATCCGTTGCTAAAGGTGTTTCTGTCACTGATGGAGTTTACCCAGATAAAGAATCTGCAGGAGCTATCACTCTGACAGATACTGATACTGCTAAGAAAGAACTTGGTGGAATCGTCAAAGCTTTGTCCGTCAAAGAAAACGGTGAACCATACGCTGCCAAAGGCAACATCTATTTAGTAGTCCAACCTGGAGTATCGATCGACTTAGAAACAGCCATGACAATGCAGAATGTGAATGGTCAGTGGGTCTATGCTTTGCCATTTGGTTTGCAAGTTGTTGAATCTCAATTTGTGCCAGAAGGTAAGGTTGTTGCTTTCGTGCCACAGCGCTATGACGCATACTCTGCTGGTAATGTTGCAATCGCTGAATTCGATCAGACTCTAGCTTTAGAAGATGCTACTTTGTACACTGCAAAACGCTTCTTCTATGGTAAAGCCGCAGATGATAACACTGCTAAGGTCTATGACTTTGGTGCTTCGGGAAAATAGCATCCCCTAGCGGTGGCAAAGTGACAGCAGGCACAACTACTGCCAAAATCACTGCTGACTAGGGGGCGATGCTATGGCGTTATTAGAAGATCTAAAAAATCGCCTACACATTTATCATTCTGTGGAAGATGATTTTTTACAGAATGACATCCTGGCACCGTCTATTGATGCTATTGCTCGCATGACTGGCGTTGATAAAGATTCTGATGATTCGCAATTCAAAGAACTTGTTTTGGAACGTTGTCGCTATGCGTATAATGACCAGCTCGAGTTTTTCGAGGATAATTTTCAATCGGAGATCATGGGACTTTCGTCCACATTGCTAAAAGGCGGTGATGATGATGCAGGGTCCTAGCTTTGAGTATCAGAAACCTAAAGTCACCAGAGGTCAATTAAGGGTCCCTGTGACGTTTTACGGCGAAGATGATACAGATTCACCATATCCTAACCACACGGGCAAGAAAGAGCTATTTTCGTGCTTGTGCTATCCATATGCTAGCTCTAATAAAGATCTAAGTATCTTGGATGCTACCGGAGAAAAACGTGGCGTTACGATCGTTATTCCGGATACTCGTGGTGAATTTATTGTTTCGCCAAGCATGACCGCTGTGTTATCTGATCCGCGTTATCGCAAAGAAGACGGTAGCTATATTGAGTGGAATATTCATGAGCCACGGGAAGATTTTGAAAATAATCAATTCGTCACGATTGTTTTGGGGGTGGCTGAATAATGGCTAATGGGGTAACTTTTACCGGTTGGGATGAAACCATCAGAAAACTGGAAGAGAAAGCATCACCAGCCAAAGCAGGGCGCATTGAGAATGCTGCTTTAAGAGCAGGGGCAAAAGTATTCGAGGTTCACATAAAACACGCTGTGGCTGGTTATATGGACACTGGAGCCACGTTTAATGAAGTTACTGCTGGCAAGCCACGACTTAGATCAGGACACCGGTCTGTTAAGATCGGGTGGCGTGGTGATGGATCAAAGCAACGTTGGCGGTTAGTTCATCTTAATGAATTTGGATATACCAGATTTGGACGGACCTATAGTCCGCGTGGAATGGGTAAAGTTCAAGGAGCTTTTGATAGTTCAAAAGAAGCTGCTAAACGTGCTCAGGTGAATAAACTAAAAAGGCTGGTGAAGTGATGGTTCAAAATATGGCTCAAACTATTTATGAAGCTTTCTTGTCTAATACAACTATCGAGCAAGCTGTACTAGAAGGCAAAAAACATAAGATTTTTTTCTATGAAATGCCCGATGGTATTTTGCCTAATACAATGATCATTATCCGTCCGATGCGCCCACCTGAAACACAAGCTTCAGGGAGCAATGAACCGCTAAATAAAAGCTTGCTATATCAGATCGATGTACAGGCAACTGAAATGGAAGTCCCTAAAAATATTCAAGCAGAAGTCGAAAGAGTAATGCGCTCTCTCGGCTTTTTGCGTTTAAATAGCGATGAGTTAGACGAGTATTTTCCTAACACAAAAAGATATGTCGATGCTAGAAGATTCATTAAAACAACAAGTTTGTATGATACAAACTATTAAAGAAAGAAGGAATATATATGTACGTAGGATTTAAAAGATTGACTATCCAACCTTTGGACAAAGATTTCAAACAAGATGGTGATCCAATCATTATTGAAGGTAAGCAAGATGAAGGTGGTATGGTTACCGCTGATATTTCTGGTTTGTCAAAAGAACCGACTAAAGTTTCTGCATCAAACATTGCTTACTATATTTCTCGTAAAGGTGTCGGTGATGTTAAAGTCGAATTCGGTATTTTGGACTTACCATTAGGAGCTGAAACTCGTGTGCTTGGACGTGAAGAATCCGAAAACAAAGTTCAGTATACTGGCGAGAATACAGAGGCACCATATTGTTCAATCATGATGGAATCTGCTGACGGTCAAGGTAATACTTCTCTAGTTGGATTCTTTAATGGTGTCTTTTCTAAGGACGCTGAAAAGATGGAAACTTTAAAAGACGGTGAAGCATTCGAACCGGAAGCTGAAACATATTCGTTTGCAGCTGCAGGTTCTCACCAAACAGATACTGCTGGTAAATACATGGCAAAATACAATGGTGCTGATCAAGCTGCAATTACTGAAGTTCGCCAGAATGTTTTACTAGAAGTCCCAAAAGGATAACCGCACCTACTGGGGGCGGAATAGTTCCTAGTACGAGTGCGGCTACGATAACCGCAGAATAATAGAAAGGAGGCTAATAATGGCTGAAGATAGAACAGAACAGTATTTGAAAGCAATCAAAGATGGCACAGTTATTGCTGTCGGTGACAAGGGCACTAAAGAAGTAGACATTACCGGTTTAACGCCTAATACTAAATATGATAAGGGTGCATATAAAAAAGCCTTTGATGCAACTGTTGATAAGAATCTAAGCGACATTGCTAGTGATCCGGTCGATGTCGAAGAATTTACTACGCTACCGATTTCGGTGACTGGCGTAACACTTGATAAAACTACGCTATCGCTTGAAGAAGGAGCAACTGGACAATTAACGGCAACAGTCGCACCAAGCAATGCGAGTGACAAATCAATAACCTGGAAGTCAGCTGATGAATCTATTGCAACTGTTGATGATTCTGGTAAGGTTACGGCTGTTAAGGCTGGATCTGTTGATGTTACGGCAACTACTAAAGACGGCAACAAAACTGCTAAATGTGCAGTTACTGTTACAGCTGGAGAATAACTAAATAATCTAAGTCGCCTAACGAAAACAACAATACCGTAAGGGGCGGCTATTTTTTGGAGGTAGAAATTTTGTCAAAGATAAAAATTAAATTACGCGATAAAAAAGGCGTTTTCCATAATTACGAACAAAATTGGGTGCCAACTCGAAAATTGATGGAGAGTTTCGAAATTGATAGTCAAACTTATCCAACAAATAAAGAATACTACGAAAAGACAATCAATTTTGTTGCATCAGTCTTTGACGACAAGCGAGTGACTTACGATGCGATCATTGATGGCGTTGCTGCAAATGAACTTAATGATTTTATGGAAGATTTCTTTTCACAATTAATGGGCGGTACAGACCCAAACTTGGAACCGGAGAACGAATAACTCCGGATCAAGCAAAAGAAAATGTCTATGATCTAATGCGAACGGTAGTCACTAATCTGCCTGGTTACACGATCAACGACATGATGGATACAGACTTTGACACTCTGCTCAATGTTTTGAGTCCGAAAAAGAAGAAGAAAAATAAATTTGCTGATAAAAAAGTTCATTCATTAGCTGAATTTATTGAATCGACTTAGAAAGGAGGTAGATTATGGCTGATGAAGTTTTAGGTCGTATGGCTATAGAGCTTGACCTAAAAGATTCTAATTTTACCAAAGGGTTAACTGGCGCAAAACAGGCGACACGTAACGCCATGACTGAAATGAAAGCTAACTTAGCTGTTGTTGGACAGACTGGTTCAAAGTATGACTATTTAGCTCAAAAAGGCCGTGGATTAACTAAAGCACTGGAAGCACAGAAACGTGAGATGCAGTTGCTGGATAAGGAGTATAAGAACTCTTTGACCAGTAACGGTGAACAAACTCGTGCCTCTGCTAAGTATGCTCAACAAGCCAATAATGCACGTGCGAAAGTTGAAGCTTTAAATAGACAGATCGTTGAAAACGCAAAAGCTATGGCGCGTGCAAAAGTAGAAACAACTGGTTGGACGGGCAAATTAAACACTGTAAGTAAATATACTGTGCAAGCCGGACAGAAGATGTCAAAGTTTGGCGACACATTTACCAAACGTGTTTCCGCTCCGATCGGTGCTGGCTTTATTTATAGTGCAAAACAGGCAATTGATTTCAACTCACAGATTGCAGCTTTAGGACCTTTATTGACTAATGGTGGCAAATTGACAGCTCAATATCGTAAGCAGTTGGATCAGTTAGCTGGATCATCTAAACGTTGGTCTAAGCAGTATGGTGTTTCTACTACCGATATTAACCAAGGAATGGGCGAATTGATTCGTAAAGGCTACACAGCTAAACAAACCCTTGGAGCAATGCCGGCTATTTTAGATGCAACAAAAGCTTCTGGCGACAGCTTTAATGATGTCATGCACGTTTCGACTTCTGTGCTTGAACAGTTCGGGTTGAAGACTAAATCCACTGCTGGAACATTGAAGAACACAACTCGTGTTACTGATACCTTAACAACGATCGCCAACCGAACCAGTGCAGGATTTAAGGACATGGGTGAACAACATTGCCCCGCAGCTTAGAAATAAACTGTGTAAAACTGGATGAATTCGGGGAATTCTAAAGTAAATAAAAGATTTTATATGGTATAATAATAGTACGGCTAGGGTAGCTCCTGAAAAGCAAGTTTCCCACTTGCCTGCCGTATTTTGTTTGGGAAGATAACTAGGGAGGTTATCAACATGAAAATAAGAATATGTCGTGTATGCGGAAAAGATAGTTCTGAAGCATATTTTTCAAATCGTAACATTTGCGAAAAATGTCGGTATTATGAAAGAAAAAATAGGTTTGAAAATGTATGTGAAATTTGCGGTAAAAAGTTCAAATCTTACTCAAGGAAGATACGTTTTTGTAGTAAAGAATGCCAAAATCAAGGTAGAAGAATGAATGTAAAAACTGTTAAAAAAACAGTATCTTGATAGAGGATTAAAACTTTTAGAACCGTATATAAATTATCGGACAAATTTAAAAACGAAATGTTTAAAGTGTGGTAAAATTTTTAATCCAAAACCTGCTAATGTTTTGTTTAAAAATTCTGGTTGTCCTTATTGTTATGGACGATTATTAGGAACTACTAAAGAATTTAAAGAAACGGTATTTAAATTAGTAAATTCTGAATATGAGGTCCTAGGAGAATATACAGGAAACCATGAAAAAATATTGATGAAGCATACACTTTGTGGAACCACTTATTATGTTGAACCGAACAAGTTCAAAAGTGGCAGACGTTGTCCGGTTTGCAATGAATCTCATGGCGAAATTATGATAAGACAACAATTGACTAAGATGGGAGTTAGTTTTAAGGAACAGTTTAAATTCCCTGATTGCCGATATTTTGAACCATTAAGATTTGATTTTGCAGTGATTCAAAAAAACAAGGTACAGACTTTAATTGAATTTGATGGTGAACAGCACTTTAAACCAGTTGAATATTTTGGAGCTGATGATGCTTTTGCTGAAGGAATCATTAGAGATTCAATTAAAGACAACTATTGCCACGAAAAACGTTTAAAACTAATTAGAATACCATATTACAAAATTAACAAAATACCAAAAATCTTGGAAGACTCTATTTGAGCCTTCTTTTTATTTACCATGAAAATCCCGAGCCAAGCCAATTAGGAATAATTGGAAGGTGTAACGACTAATAGCATACCCCTAGAACAGGGATGAAGCTAACAAGAGCGTCCAGCTTCTCAATATTAAGTTAGAGAAGAAGATATAGTCTGAACTACTTGAAAGAGATAGAAACAGTAATTAAATGTTGCTGTGATAACATTTTTGGATGCCATGGTCTATATTGGACCGTCCGCACATGCTGCCGGAATATCCTTGGAAGAAACAGCCGCGATGGTTGGTATTCTTTCGAACAAAGGTATTGAAGGTTCGCAAGCCGGTACAGCTTTACGTGGTGCTTTAACTCGGTTAATCAAACCATCTAAACAAAACGTTGAGGGATTCAAGAAGTTAGGAATCAATGTGGATGACTTCAAGAAAGGCACTCTCACATTACCTGATATGCTGGACAAGATTAAGAACAATACCAAAGGCTGGACTAAAGAGCAACGTGCAGCAGCTGTTGCTATGGCCTTTGGTACTGAAGCACAGTCTGGCATGAACGCTTTAATCTCTGCTGGTGGTGGAGAGTTAAGAAAGTACACGAAATACGCTCAAGATTCTGCTGGTAGTACGAAACAAATTGCTGAGTCAATGAACAACAC